AAGATCTATTCAATTTGTTCCTACACTGAATACAGCTAATGTAAATATTGTAACTCCTAATCTTAAAACTGATACTGTTTTCGTTCGCGGTAGTGCTACGGTTCAGTTTGCAGAACCATCTCCACAAATCTATATTGTAGATGGTCTCGGTGTTCTTACATTATCAGGCACAATGCCTGAGCAGTACAGTGTAGGAAGTTATAATACAATTGGTTCATTACTTGCTTTCGGTAAGAATGATGAAAGAGCAGTATTTGATTATAATGATAGTTCTATTGCGGTAGTACAAGATCCTACTGATAATGGATCACTATCTTCTGTTGGGTCTACATCAGATTACGGTCAAGTTACCCAACCTTCTGTCGGAGAAACAAGTTACGGTCAAATAGTAGTTACAGAAACTACACAACCATTCGGAAAACTGTTTGAATTTGATGGAACTGATATTGCTCATTCCTTCCCGAAAGCATATCTCGGTGCTACTGCTGAGATTAGAATTACCGGTGGATATAGTAATCTCCAATTCACTTCTCAGGTTGATGAATCGACAGTTCTATTCAATACTTCTGGTGAAGATATTAATAGTTTCAGCAGACCTTTCATTGGTTCTGGATCACTCTTCCATATTGGAGATCGTGTAGAGAAGGCAGTATATGCTTATAATAGTTCTTCTATCATAACTTATGAAGAACCTACTGATGATGGATTAATTGCAACTAGTGCCACACAGTTTACAGATTATGGTTCCGTAGATGAAGATTATTATCCCAATATTAATTATGGAGTAATTTCAAATGATGGATCAGATCTGAATCCACTCGGAAAATTATTTGAAATTAGTGGATCAGTATTTGAAGAATTCTTCCCAACATTTGCTTGGAACCGTCAAAGTCCTGCAATTAGGATCTTCAACGAACAGCAAGATCCTGCTGACTTTAGATTCCGTCCACATTGGAGAACTGATACTACAACTAATCCTCCAACACTTAGAAATGCTCCAGACGGAGAGTTTAACACATATGCTCAGGTCAGACCTTTCATTGGTTCTGGATCACTCTTCCATATTGGAGACAAACTTGAAAGTGCAACATATGATTATAATGAATCATCAGTAGTTGAATTCACTCAAGGTGGAGACTATGGTTCTATTACATCAGCATCGTCTGCTTATATTGATTATGGTTCTATTACTGGCATAGTTAATGAAGGTGAATTTGATAACGGTCAGTTAGTAATTACTGAAACTACAGTACCCAATACTGGATTGTTTAGTTTCCAAGGTATTGCTGAAACATTCTTCACCCGTGGTGGTTATGTTTCCAAAGAAGGTGTACTTAGGATCTTTAACGAACAGCAAGATCCTGCTGACTTTACTTTCCGTCCACATTGGAGATCACGTCCTTACGAGCAAGGAAAACTTACTGGTAATGCTGAAACACCAAGAACCAGACCTTTCATTGGTTCTGGTCCACTCTTTAGTTATGGTACTAAGATTGAAAGTGCAACAGTTGTCTATAGTCAGGCATCAATTGCAGAGTTTAGTCCTGGTGGTGATTATGGTTCCATTACTAATGCATCAGGAACATCAATTGACTATGGTGCAGTTGATGGAATTGTAACTGAAGGTGAATTTGATAACGGTCAGATAGTAATTACTGAAACTGAATATCCTCTCACTGGATTATTTAAATTCCAAGGTGTTGGTCTTACTCAGTACTTCCCAGGAACATATTATGGCGAAGGTGATATTAATATTTCTGGTGAACTTATTGAAAAAGTTTCATCAAATAATCCTGCACTTGGAACAATTCCGTTTACTGGTGATGCTGAGACACCAAGGTCTAGAGACTTTGTTGGTTCTGGATCACTATTCCATATCGGAGATAGAATTGAGAAGGCAGTATTCTCATATAATAATTCTTCGATCGCGAGTGTTGAAACTTCCGAAGATTATCAATCTATTACATCAAGTGTAACATCAAATCTTGACCATGGTGTAGTTGGTGGAATTCTAACTGAAGGTGAATTTGATAACGGTCAGTTAGTAATTACCGAAACCACACAACCATTCGGTCTGTTTAATATCACTGGTGATTCCATTGATAAGTGGCATCAGTGCTTTACTAAGGTTGGTAGTGGATCACTATTCTCATTCAACGGTGGAATTGAAAGCAGAACAGATGATTATCCAGAAAGCACAGTACTGTTTAAGTTTACTGGTAACCTCACAGAAAGTTTCGGTAAGGGACTTTACAATGGTTCTGGTTCACTCTTCCATATCGGTGAAAAGGTTGAGAAGGCAGTATTCAGATATACTACAGAATCGATTAGAACATCTTACACAGATAGTAGTGATGATTCAAATCTTGACAGTGGAAGTATTACTAATGCAGCATCTATAAATGATGATTATGGTTCAGTAGGTAACGAAACTGTACCTCCTGTTACTAATCATGGATTCATCTTTGATGTTCGTGGAACTGAAAGACCATTCGGATTATTTAAAATTACCGGTGGTGATAAAGGACACAAACAGACATTCCGCGAAGTCTTTAGTGGAACTCTGTTTGGTATCGGCAATGCTGCTGAGGCAGCAATCTGGCAGACACCTGAAGAAACCTTCCTCCTCAAGATGCGTGGTGGCGCAGTTGAGAAGCATATTGAGAATTGGGTTGGATCTGGAACCATCAAATATCCAGAAGATACTCCCCTCGCTCCCAACGCCGCTGTTAGATTCCGTCCACATTGGAGAGGACGTGCCTTTGAATCTCCAATTACCCTTAAGGGTGCTAGTGATGTTGAAGATATTCTCATCAACTATGTTTCCAGAGGTGGAACGCTTAAATTCATCACTCCTAATGAAGGATTTGAGTGGAGACAGTATAGACCATCACCACGTTATGTTAACTCTGTATATGGCAAGATCGGTGGATCAGCAAATGTTGCTGGTATATCAGTATCTCAAAAAGTTAATGTTTATGGATATTATGGTGATGATAGAGATCCAGGAACTTCTGGTTCACTATTCACATTCAATAGTGCTACAGAAGTAGCTGGTTATAATCCAGTAACAGATACAGTTCTTTATACTGCTTCTGGATCTGCTGTTTCTAAATGGAACCCAGCATGGACATCACGTCCTGATGGTTCACCCAGACTTTCCGGTACTCCTGGACTTCAACTCAGATTCAACATCTTCACTAATCCTGAAGTCGAAGTATTCAAATTTGATAGTAATACAGATCTCAGAGTTGCTCTCACTTATGATGGTTCTGGAACATTATTTACTACTAATGGATCCAGTGAAATTCGTGGATTTAATCCAACTACAGATACCGTTCTATTCAGAGCAAGTGGTACTCCACTCGTTCTATTCTCACTGTTACATATTGGTTCTGGATCACTATTTGGTTTCGGATCTGCTGCAGAAGCAAGAACAATTCTTGCACCAGAAAGCACAGTTCTATTCATTCCATCTGGTTCAGGAACAGAAAACTTCGCTCGCACACATGAAGGTTCAGGAACAAATATTGTTTCTGGATCTGTTGAAGAAACACTTACAAATGCATATCAAGGAGAGGGTTCACTCTTCAATGCAGGAAGCGCAGCAGAAGTTACAGCAATCTCCGAAGCAGAAAGCACTGTTCTATTCAAGGCTTCTGGTGGAGAAGCAAATGCATTTGTCAGATCTGCTATTGCTGAAGGTAATGTTACTATCAGCGACAATCTGGATGAAGCATTCGCAAGACCTTATGCTGGCGAAGGTTCGCTCTTCGGATTTAATGGTGCTGCCGAAGCGGTAACAGTAGACGAAGAATCTACTGGTCTGTTTAACTTTATTGGTGATGCCAATATTGTTAGAGATAGATCTTTTGCCGGTTCAGGTTCACTATTTGGTATTAACGGAGCATCAGAAGCAAGGGTTGTTTCACCTGATCTTGAAACTGGTCTGTTTGAAATTACTGGTGCTGCTCTTGGAGTCAGAACTAGATTCTTTGCTCCTGATGGTGGAGAAACATTTGTTTATGGTGATGCTGATGCAGCAAGAACCAGAATTTACAATGGTAAAGGTTCACTCTTTGGAATTGGTGGTGCTACCGAATCTACTACAACTAATCTACCACAAAATACACTTCTCTACACTGTTGAGGGACGTGGTGTTGTTACTAGAGCAAGAGATTTTGCTGGTTCTGAATCTGTATTCATCAGTGGCAATGCTCTTCCAGTTGCAGCAATTGCATTTGCTGGATCAGGAACACTCTCAACATTCAATGGTGCTGCAGAATCCAGAACAATTACTTCTGAAAGCACCGTTCTATTCAAACCAAGTGGTAGTGCCACAGAAAGCTTTACTGAAGGAAATTATGATACTTCTGGAAGTGCAACAATTTCAGGTGAAGCTTCTGATATTAAGAATACTCGCAGTGAGAGAGTATTCGCATATGTATCAACTAATGGCGAAGCAAATGCCAGACAGACATATGCTTATCTTGGAACTGGTACATTCTCAACATTCAATGGTGCTGCTGAAGCAAGAGCAATTGATATTGAAACCCCAGTATCAATCAACCTATTCACTGTTGTTGGCAATAACCCAGGTAGTGTTACAAGAATTACTCAACCAGGAACAGCGAAGTTTGTTCTGAGTGGAGCATCTGTCAATGTTTTAAAACTATTCAGTCCAATAAGAATATTCAGTACGATAATATAATAGTTCTTATAAATAAAAGAAGAAAAACTCCCAGTTTAATAGAAAATGACAACCCAAGTACAGTTTCGTAGAGGAACTACATCTCAACATCAAACATTTACTGGCGCTGAAGGTGAAATTACCGTTGACACAGATAAAAAAACTGCTGTCGTTCATGATGGGGTACAACCAGGAGGACATGAAATGGCTTCTAGAGCAGCATTAGTTGCTTATACGATAGCCATGGGTCTTTGATAGTTTATTATATTTAAAAATCATAAGGAAATTTAAAAAATGGCAAAGAAATTAGTTACCTATTATACCTTTGAACCTTCTACAAACACTGTAAAGATTCCTGGTAATATTAAAGCAGAAAAGCTTCTGCTTATCACAAACATTACTGACAATACACCGATTTACATTTTCTCAGACCAATTTCTTGGTCTAGAATCTGCTACCTATAATCAAACTACAGAAGAAACTGAGTTTGTCTTATCATGTAGTTGTGCTACGATGTCCGCTTCGGATAAGTTGCAAATTTTCTATGATAAACCATATGTAAGTATCGAACCTTCTGAAACTTTTGTTGACGCTGTTTCAAAGTTCAGAGTCTCGAACCCAGAAAACCTGATTGATACTGACTTTGAGTACGGTCCTCAAGCATCTAAGTGGGAAACTCTACAGACGATTAACAACATCCCTTCGTTCTATTCGTCTTCTTCTGATACTACCATTTCATTTATCACAAAAGTAGAATCATTTGCTGATAGTGAATTAATTACTGTTACTACTAGTTTCGACCATGGTCTTACTTCTGGTCTTCCAATTACAGTAACTGGTCTTTCTTCTACTACTGCAGAAGGTACTTATTTAATCCAGTCAGTACCAACTACTACAACATTTACATTTAAGTGTAGGGCAACACAACCTGTAAGTAGAGAACTTCAGGGTACTTATACTTCTATTATTCCAGGTAAATTCTTCCAAGGTTCTCAAATTGCTCTTGATGAATCACAAGGAATTGTAAGTGAACTTTACAACTTCCGCGTTAAAGTTTATCAAGTATGGCAATTTACATTACCATCAGTTCCTAGTGGTTGGAACTTACAGGATAGTATTAGTATTGATAGCGGCGGTGAAGGACTTATTTCACGCATTGATGGAAATGACGTTTATGTCTGGTTCAATTCTATCACGCAATCCAATCCTCAGGATGGTGACACACTATCATCTAATCAAATTGATGTTGTTGTTACAACAGCTGTAGGAGCAAGCAACAAATTCTTCATTAACTCAAGTGAAGCAGAAGGTACTGAGTATAACGATCAGAGTTATGTTCAGCAAGAATCATTAAGTCTTGCTAAGAAAGCAATTTATACTTTTGATGTATCTGATTTATCTATAGGATCTCACCCATTTGAATTTAGTACTTCTTCTAATGGTACTCATGATGGTGGTACTGAATATACAACGTTTGTTTATAAGCACGGAACTCAAGGAACTCCTGGCGCTTATGTAAGAATTTACTTTGATTATAATACACCAGCTAACTTGTACTACTATTGTGGAGTACACTCTGGAATGGGTGGTGATATTACAACATCTATTACAACTACATCCAAAGTATTCTTAACAACATCTGCAGAACATGGTTTTGCTGATAACACTAATTTCTACTTTGTTAATACAGTTTCTCCCAAGATCTTTGATATTCAAGATGGTTCTGCAATTGCAGAAGATGGTGAGCCTACAGTTGCAGATGATGATACATTTACTAATGTTATCACACCTGATATTACTAAAACAGATCCATATAATATCGAATCTACATATACATTAAGATTTGAAGAAGCAGATATTGACTACGGTCAAGATAGAATTACCATTGTCGGTCATAATCTTGAAACTGGTTATTCATTACTGTACTATCCAAATCCAGGGGACACTCCTATTGGTGGACTGAGCAGAATGTCAGTTTATTATGTCAAAAAAATTGATGATAATACTGTCGAATTATATGATTCGATGAGAGTTCAGGCAAGTTATCTGAAGAACCTTAGTGTAGGTGGTTCATTTACACACGGTAAGCATAATCTTGGACTAGTATATAATATCTACAGAGAGCGTAAAACTTATAATAATTGGTATACTTATTACTACCCTTACTATAATAACTTTGGTTCTACATACTCTGGTTATGACTTAAGAAATAATCAATATGGTTTAGGAAATCAGAACTGGGATAGAACGATTTTCTTCTCTCAGAGCAGAAGTCATGCCGGTGGTAATAATAGTTCTGATCGCTTCAGATATTGCGATACATGGTTCAGATTCTTCGGTACATTCTGGAAAACATATGGATACAACCTTACTAGTCTCCCACTAGGCACATCTGCTCAGTTCCAGGGAAATTATGATATGTTGACTGATACTCAGCATAATGGTTTTAGTAACAGTAGTTACAGTAATTCATATTGGGTTGGTGCTTATGGGGGCAATGGTCCTGCCGGTGTAGGAAATCCTTACTACTGGACATCTAATTTCTATATTGATTATGTGAATACTGGAAGTTCCCCATACATCAGAATGCGTGGTAACAACTACTTCTTCTGGTATCATCAAAATGGTAGAGGATATACTCTTGATAGAAGATTTGGATCTAACACCAGTGACGGTGGGACCAACATGTATATCATGTTTGGTAAGCAAAATACTACCACAAATGATTCGATCTATAAAGAAAATCACCTTGCGGAAACCGGACACAGTTATACATTAGATAGTACTAGTGGTGATATTCACTTCTATAGTGGTAGTAATGCTACTAGAAACCAACTTACAAACGGAACAACTATTACTGCAGAAAAAATTGATAGTAATAGAATTCGTTTGAAGGATAGTGGGAATAACATCATTAGATTAGCAGCTGTAACAGGCGCTCCTGCACTTTCCGGTACATTTACATCACCATTCAAAAACTCAGTTTTTGTTTCCGAACACCAATTCTCAAATAATGAGTATTTGAGATATGATCAAGTTGGTGCAGCGCCAATTGCAGGACTTACTTCTGGAAGTTCTTACTATGTAAGAATTGTTGATGCTAATAGATTCCAACTGCTTGCAAACATTGGTGATTCTAATGAAATTGACTTCACTAGTAAAGGAACTGGACTTCAGTCATTCGAGAATACAACCGCTGCTTTCGGTACAACTGATGGTTCATATACAACTACCAAGGCAGTTAATGATACCAAACTTGCTGTAACAATTCCATTCAAGATTCCACCTGCACTGAAAGGTTTTGATGCAAATTCAAATGTTGATATTGCTAATGATTATGTCACGATCAATAATCACTATTTCTCTACTGGAACAAGAGTCATTTATGACGCTCAGGGAGGAACACCCATTGGTGGATTGACTGATGGTGCTGATTACTTTGTTGTTGTTGTTGATAACAATATCTTCCAACTAGCAACAAGCTTGGCAAATGCCATCGCGAATAATGTAGTTACTCTCACATCTCAGCCCGGATCTAGTGAATCACATCAATTCATTAGTGCTAGTATGTCCGGTCAGGTTTCTGGAACCGGCACAGTAGAAGTTACAGCAACTAGTAGACTTGTTGTTGGAACCAATGCTGCATTCCAGAGATTCTATAAGATCGGTGATAAACTGAGAATTGTCAATAATGCTACTACACCTGGTGTAATTGTCGAGAAGACAGTCACAGCAATTACTGATGATGATAATATGTTGGTTGATACACCATATGACTTCAGTAACTCTGGACTCAACTACCTGATTCCTTCTTACATCTATGTAAGACCTGATGGATTCTATCTCCACAGACCATTTGACGGTGGTATGGAAATCGGTACTTCTAAGTCACCTAACTCTAGAATTTCTAGACAGACTCGTAAGTATTTCCGTTATCAGTCAGGTAAAGGTATTCAGACTTCATTCGCTATTAACTTCATTCCTCAAGTTCCAGTTCAAACAATTTCGTATACTCCCCTTGGAACTACTACAGTAGTAACAGGTGCTTCGATGGCACAAGGTCAATCAACATTGACTGTTAATGATACAACCGGTTTGACAGTAGGACAAATTGGCACAGGAGAACCTGGTCTTGGAAGTAATTCCAGAATCGTTGCAATCGTTGATGGAACAACTCTGGAAATGAGTACAAGTTGTACGGGTAGTATCACTGCTGGTACAATCACATTCCATAAAGTTGAACTTGCTACTGTCGTTTGTACGAAACCACACCAGTTTGAATCTGATGTTCAAGTTACAGTCAAAGATTGTAGTGTTGACGGATTTAATGTAACAGCAGATATTTACACTCTTGTAGATGACTTTACATTCAAATATATTCTCCCAGCACAACCTACTCAGGATGTTGGTGGTGGATTCACTACTGTATCTATTGTTGCCTGGACCGATTGTTCAATCCGTGCTGGTATGTTTGACGACCAAAATGGTTTCTACTTTGAATATGACGGCACGACACTTAATTGTGTTAGAAGATCTTCAGTACAGCAACTTCCTGGAACTGTCTCTGTAACAAACTCCAGTCAGATTGTTACTGGATCCAATACATCGTTCATATCTCAAGTTGCTGTTGGCGAACATCTTGTTATTCGCGGAATGACATATCAAGTTGTTAAGATTGCTAGCAATACTCAACTTACTATCCAACCTGCTTACCGTGGTGTTACTGGTACTGACGTTATTTGTACTAAGACTATTAATACTGTAGTAGCGAAAGAAAATTGGAATATTGATAGAGCAGATGGCGATGGTCCATCTGGTTACATCTTGAATCTTGATAGAATTCAGATGTGCTATATGGATTACTCTTGGTATGGTGCTGGTAAGATCCGTTTCGGATTTAAAGATCAGGAAGGTCATGTTAAGTACGTTCATGAATTCAAGCACAATAACCGTTTGACTGAATCTTACTTCCGTTCAGGTAACTTGCCTGCTCGTTATGAAGTAGTTAACTTCACTTCACCAACATATGTCGGAACCTTGTTCCACTGGGGTACTTCAGTTATCATGGATGGTACAATGCAAGATGACGAAGCATATCTGTTTACGGCATCAGGCAACGTTCAGAAGTATACAAATGCTACTGCTGAAAGTTCTTCTACCAGCCAAAATACTTTCCTGAGATCCTATTATCAAGGAACATGGTGGAACAGAACGTTCTATCTCATCATGCGTTTCCCATCTAGTGAAGCATCTAAGTTCTCAATTAACACATTGATCTATGAGAATACTGTTGCTAATGGTTACTTCTTAGAAGGTAGACCAATTGACTCCAAGTCTCGTGTCAGCGGTAGCAACTATGAAGCTGCAATTCAATATGTAGAAGGAACTGCAACTGTATTCCCATATAACTATGCCGGTGCAATTAACAATGCATTAGGAAATCCTGCCGTTCCTTCAGGAACAACAATGAATATCGGTGCCCCTGCTGGTGTTGATAACATTATTCCTGATAACATCCCACTGATTTCAATCAGACTGGCACCTTCAGTTGACTCTTCAATTACTGGTGCTCTCGGAGAACGTGAAATTATCAACAGAATGCAACTTAAACTTGACTCTGTTGGTATTCTAACTACACATGAGACGGAACTATCATTGGTACTGAACCCACAACTTTCAACAGATGAATTCCAGAATGTTGATGAACCTTCCCTCTGCCAACTCGTTAAGCATGGTCCTAACGATATTATTACAGGTGGTTCTAAGATTCTTTCATTCAGAGCATCTGGTTCTGGAGATGGTAACACATTCTCAACAGAATATGATCTCACGAAACTGAGTGACTTGGGTAACTCAATCCTTGGTGGTGATGGAGTCTTCCCCAACGGACCTGACCTACTTTGTATCGTTGCTAACATCGTTGACTCAACAGGTGTTAGTGTTACAAACCCATATTCAGTATCTGCTAGAGTTACCTGGCAGGAATCACAAGCATAAATTTAGGAGAAATCTAACATGCCACAAAACGAAATCGAAGTGCCTCTAAATGAGGCACCAGAGGCTGCGACACTTGCCGCTTATGAAGAAGCTGTTAAAGCGATTGACTGGAACTATGCTGAAGGTGATGAAGCAGCATTACAATCTTACTATGCTGCTAAAGTATTAGAAAATGGATTGAGACATCAATTCAGTGGTGCAAAACCATCTGACTTCAATAAAGAAAAAATGCAAGCAATTGCTATTATCTGGAACAAGTATGCACCAGCATCAGAGTCAATTGAATAAGTTTATAAAATAAACAAAAAAAATGGAGGGTTACCCCTCCTTTTTTTATGCAATTGCGCCAACCAAAGAATATCTAATAGATTTATGATTATCAACATCATATCCTATGCTATGATAAAAATCACCTTTATATATCGTAAGAGAATTAAAATCAGCTGATACTGAATGATATCGTTCATACTTATCGTCTGACTCAAATCTAATCCATTTACCTAGTTTTTTATCTTTCATTAAAGAATCGTTATAAGCATCATCTTCTTTAGATTCAATGAGATTCTTATTCAGATTCATGCGAGATCCCCTATAATTATAAGAATTATTTTTAAGTTTGTATCTAAAAAAATCCGTATAACTTTCTTCATTCTCAGTTAAGAATAAATTTAAAGCGAATGAAAATGGATCTGTGTGTGGACGATAGTTCGCGCAATATGATGGCATACCAGGATAACAACAATTAGTATAATAATTCCATTTTATTCTACTGTAATCATACTTTATCATATGATAGTGCTTAAGAATATTATAGTATGCTATCGATAAATTACTTTTAAAAAATGTATCAGGAACTGGTGCCTGAAAACCAGGAGCCATGCTACTACTATTGCTATCAGCATCAGACCCATCAAGTATAGATTTAGTTTTATCTTCAGAAGGAAAAATAGATATAAAATTTCTTAGATCTATAGGATTTTTTAAAAAATTAAGAACTTTAATATATTCAAGTTCTTCTACTCTAAAAGATTGAATATCCATTTCAGGATTTATTGCTGTTAATTCTTTAATTTCTCCAGCACTAAACCTAGGTATATTGTCGTAACTAAAATCAATCATATGAAATAAATTCCATTGGCATTTCATCAGACCGGGACATTTGACTTCCTATTGAAGTTTGATTTCCAAAACCATCGTCTTCTTTAGCAGGAACATTCAAACATCCCTCAATATGATAGTGTTCTGAAACGTTATCATAAGTATTCTGATACCAACAGTTACCCGGATAAAGAATTGCTCTATTGAATTTTGCTGGGACATGAATAAGTTTATTAAAATATTCATCACCGTTCCAAGATTCATATTGTTTAGTAGTGGTTTGAGGCACATACTTATAATTAAGTAAATCTAAAATCTCTCGTTTTTCCTCAGGATCTGTAATACCTTCAAATAATTCCCTTACTCCATAGTAAATTTTATTTTCATAAGAAAAATTGTAGAATGACACTCCACTCTTTCCAAGTGCTTCATCTTCAGTACCCAAAAATACTTTCATATTCATATAAAAATTTCCGGGATGACACTTTTCTTTATTAGTGTTAATTGTCATATCGGGATAATAGTAGTTTCCCGTCCAAATACAACTACTAATAAGTTGTTCAAATTCTTCTTTAGTTGATTGATTATTACTATCATTTGGAATATAATCCCATTCCTTCAGAATACCAATGGCATTCATTGTTAGTTGCTGAGTGATATTTGGGTGAAACAATTGGTTTTCGCCCATAGCTTTTACAAATTCATATTTTTCATCTTCTCTTCTGGATTCTGATTCCAAAACTTTTTGTCCGGTATCAAATGGAACGGATAGTAAATTTTCTAAACTACCTTCAGGATCAACAAAGAAGTCATCAATAACTAAACAGCTAAAGTCAGATACTCTTTTTTCCTGAACCATAGAATCCTCGGACATTTCAAATCCAAAGTTATCTATATATCTAATTTTTGATTGAATATTTTTCATAATCAGTTCTCTACTGTAGGTGTCCCTGAAGCAACATCACTCCAAATTTGATTTTGTTTTGCATCAACTTCATCAGAGTGAACTAAGAATGAATTATCAAGACTGAGAGTTTTAACATATTCCTGAACCCATTTACTTAAAATAGAAAGGTATGCATTAGTCACATCAGCGTGAGGTTCATAAATGACATCAATAAAATCGTGCGTAACATTAAAACTTCTTTCATTTGATAATGGAAATAGTCTACCAAATTGAAGTTGACCTTCTTGATTAGGAACATCTTCGATATTCATATCCTGATCAACATTAGACAAATGGTTATTAACACAGTCAATAGTAAATGGATCTGTGATTACATAACCTAAACTTTTATTTTCTTCCTTATCCAAAGCTTCTTTAACATCACAAACAATTGTTGTTTGATTTTTTAATAGGCAAAGTTTGACTGTCATTTCTTTTTAAATGTATGGTATGATTATAATACAGAATTTAGTTCACGTCAACCTGCCAATTCGGATAACCCCTACATGGGATAATTAGGAACCCGCTAAATAAATTCAGTTCACCAATATTTATAGCATAACAAGATGAATACTGTTTCGGATATCCCCCTATATGAGATCGTTCAGGAAATTGAGAAAGTGCATGGTTCAGACAAACACATGGTAATTGAGATCATTACTAATGATGAAGCAGTTGAAGATAAACCTCATCCATTGATTAGAGAAGAAGATATTTATAGACCAAATGGATGGCAACTAACTGATGGAATTTGGTTTTGGTGTGAATTTGAAAATCAAGTTGCTGTATTTGATAATATTGCTGCATTAAAACATTGGTTTATTGTAGATTGCAATAGAGAAAATAAAGAAGACAACACTGATATTAAAATAAGGCAAGACTTATAAATGAAATTAAATAAATTATTTCCTAAAATTGTTGCTGAGTTTGATGATGTATGTGTGGATAATATTCCATCAATGATAAGTGAAGTTGAAGAACTATCATCATATGGTACTGTTAGAAATAGTACATTAAATGTAGAATCTTCTCATAGATCTATTCAAACAATTCATAGACTACCATCTTTCAAACCATTAGCAAAACAAGTACTTTCAAATGCAACAAAATTTTTATATGAATATGGGTATGATGAGTTCTTAACTGACAATCTCTACATCACTAATATGTGGTTTAATGTTTCTGGAAAAGGTGACTATTTATTTCCCCATACTCATCCAGGATCATTAATATCTGGAGCATATTATCTAGATTCAGATGAGTCCCACAACATTTATTTCTATGATATGCATAGGAATCTTTGCGAACAACCCAGTGTACCCACTGAATTAAATACAGATACATATCCCATGCCATGCACTCCAGGAACGATGTATCTGTTTCATTCGGATTTTGTTCATTCAGTTCCTAAGCAAGAAGTAGATGCCAGAAAAATTGTTATTTCATTTAACTTATCTTTTGAAAATTTGAAATCCCTGCGTTAATTATAAATACCTTTAGGAAACTAGGGTATTTTTTTATTCATGGCAAAACCCTCGACACGCCAGGAGCTAATTGATTATTGTCTGAGGAAATTAGGATTCCCAGTACTAGAGATTAATGTAGATGATGATCAGATTGAAGATCTTGTAGATGATGCAATTCAGTTCTTTCAAGAGCGTCATTTTGATGGAAGCGTCAAAACATTTTTAAAACTAGAAGTAACCGATCAGATGATTGCCGACGCGAAAGTGAACGGTTCAATTGCTGGTTCGGATTTTAAAGAGCAAAATAATTTCATAACTGTACCAGATCATGTTCTGGGAATAACCAACATATATGCTTATGACAATAGTTCATCAGCAGTGTCAGGAAATATCTTCAGTATGAAGTATCAGTTATTCTTGAATGATTTCTATAACTTCGGTTCTATGGAAATATTGAATTACTATATGGTAAAGCAATATCTAGAAACACTTGATTTCGTGATCGGCAACTTCAAACCGATTAGATTTAATAAAAGAGAAAATAAACTATATCTCGATACTGATTGGGATATGTTAAATGGTGGTGATATGATCTTGATTGAATGCTATAGAATGATAGATCCAGACACTGCTACCGAAGTATATAATGATGTATGGATGAAGCGTTATCTTACTGCTCTTATCAAAAGACAGTGGGGTCAAAACCTCATCAAATTCAAGAACGTTCAACTGCCTGGTGGAACAACTCTAAACGGTAGAGAGTTCTACGAAGACGCACAAGGAGAAATTGATACAATTCTTGGTGAATTTAGGTTAGCAGCAGAAGAACCACCACTAGACATGATCGGATAAAATGACTAGAAATTTATATTTTACACAAGGAACTAAGGGTGAACAGAACCTAGTACAGGATCTGGTTGACGAGCAGATCAAAATGTATGGTCTGGAATGTTATTACATTCCTCGTCAGATCTACGAAGATAAGTTGTGGAATGATATCTACTACTCTCAGTTTAAAGATAGTTATCTCATTGAGATGTATCTAGAAAACTTTCAGAATTTTGGTGGCAATGGTGACATGCTATCAAAGTTTGGTCTTCGAGTAACTGATGAAGTAACACTTACACTTTCCAGAAGAAGGTGGCAAGATTTTGTAGATGTCTCTACAAATAAAATTGTATCTGGAAGACCTAATGACGGAGATCTTGTATGGTTTCCTTTGAATGAAACTGTATTTGAAATCAAGTATGTAGAAAACCAAAAACCTTTCTACCAATTAGGAAGTCTATATACATATACGTTGACGTGTGAAGTCTTTGAATATGGCGATAGTATCTTTGATACTGGCGTTACTTCTATTGATAACACTGAAATGGAATCTGGAGTATTCCCAATTCTATTGAACCTCAATGGAAGTGGATACTTTACTGAAGATGAAAAAGTTTCTGGAACTAGATTTGATGCTGCTGCAACCGCAGTAGCTGATACAAATGGAGTTCTTGGTGCGATTACTATCACATCAGGTGGTGAAAGATACGAAACTGCTCCGAATGCATTTTGGTATTCTCCCACTGGAACATTCATTACTTCATCTACAACTGCGATCACCAATGGTGTAGTCAGTGCCGTTAATGCTCCTCAAGGATCATACATATATGGAGATGTTGTTTATGACTCGCAGGGGAATATTGATACTATCACTGGTTGGGATCCAACTATTATAATTGATTCATCGCCAGCAAATATTGTTGGTAAAGTAGCTGAATATGATCCTAGTACTAGGACATTAAAAGTTGCTTATATGAATGGCAATTTTGATTTAAATGAAGAAATTGTTGGTGCGGATTCAAATGCACGATGGACCGTAGGTTCATTTGATACTCTCGATATGACTGATAGTTTCTCTGAAAATAGAGAACTTGAAACAGAAGCGGATGACATTCTTGATTTCACAGAAGTAAATCCGTTTGGCGAATTTGGCAATTTTACTGGTAGCTTTTAATGTTAGGAAATTATTTTTATCACCAAATTATTAGAAAGACTGTAACCACTTTTGGTACTCTTTTCAATAACATTCAACTAAAGACCCTTGATGCTAATGGTGATCTAGTCACTCAGCAGAAAGTTCCTTTAGCGTATGGACCGGTTCAGAAATTTTTAGCAAGACTTCAGCAATCTCCTGATCTTGATAAGAAAGTAACTATTACTGTTCCTAGGTTATCATTTGAGATGACATCTTTGCAGTATGATGCTGGAAGAAAAGTTCCTCCTATTCAAAGGAACCGAGCAGTTGGTGATGGCGAAACAACCACTACTAAGGTGCAGTATCTCCCAGTTCCTTATACTATCGGATTTGAACTTAACGCTATCGCAAAATCTCAAGATGATGCTCTTCAAATCATCGAACAGATTTTACCATTCTTTCAACCACAGTTTACCATGACTGTCAATCTCATTCCAGAAATGAATGAGAAAAGAGATATTCCAATCATCTTAGAAAGCATTGATTTTACTGATGATTATGAAGGTGATTATTCTACCAGAAGATACATTTATTATACATTAAGATTTAGCGTCAAGACCTTTATGTATGGTCCTGTTGCTGCTAATGATATCATTAGAAAGTCTATTGCTACTACTTTTGTTGGTGATAGAAATACTAATGGTAGAGCACTTGAGTATAATGTTACTCCTAAAGCATTAGAAGATAAGAACACTGATGGTGTTATTAATGCTGCTGATGATGCTTTACTACAACCAGATGATGACTTCGGATTTAATGAGGGGATGATATATCATGGACAATAAATTTCAACAGAACATGGAAGATGTTTTTGACATCACTCCTATGGATGAAGAGGAGCAACCTAAACCCAAAAAGGTTGATGTTACTAGTGCTGACATAGAGACAGATTATAAGTATGCCCGTGGTGAGTTATATGAACTCATTCAGAAGGGTCAGGTTGCCATTGAGGAGTTGCTTGACGTTGCTAGGAGCAGTAATCACCCAAGAGCATATGAAGTCGCCTTCCAGGGCATTAAGAACGTTGCTGACATCACTGATAAATTATCTGATCTTCAGAAGAAGATGAAAGATCTAGGTCAGGAAGAAAAGAAAGGACCAACAACAGTTAACAATACTATGTTTGTAGGATCTACTGCTGATCTTGCTAAGATGTTGAAGCAAGCAAAAAATAAATTAGAAGATAAATAATTAAAAATTATAGAACAATGAACGTAGTAAAACTTTTAGGTGAATCAACAGTGCTGTCAGACACACCAAACAACATTGACTCTGGGGAAAGAATTCTTCTTCAGCATAATCACAATGGTGGCAATGCTCACCTAGTGACAGTCAAGAATGTTGGTGGTGATGTACTTGGTAGTGTATATGTTGCTCCTCATAGACCACTGACAATTCAAAAGCAAAGAACAGATACCATTGAAGTAGCAAATGGTGTTAGTGATTTATATGCCACATCTGTTGCACATTTAGGTTAACACATAAATAAACTAGTAAACCCTCCCTGCTGGCATGAAGTCATTTAAAGAATTTAGAGAACTAAGCGAAGCGAAACGTGGACTTTATGCCAATATCCACGCAAAAAGAAAACGTGGAGAAGCACCTGCTAAACCTGGATCCTCCGACTATCCAGACAAGGATGCTTTTAAAAAATCAGAGAGGACTGCTAAAGAAGAATTTGAACTCACCCAAGAAGGAGCAGCCTGGACAAAAAAGTCAGGAAAAAGTAAGTCAGGAGGACTTAACGCTAAAGGACGAAAATCTTATGAAAAGGAAAATCCTGGATCTGACCTTAAAGCACCAAGCAAAAAGGTTGGAAATCCCAGGAGGGCATCCTTCTGCGCTCGAATGAAGGGCATGAAAAAGAAACTAACTAGTAAGAAGACTGCTAGTGATCCCGATAGCAGGATCAACAAATCACTGAGAGCTTGGAACTGTTGATAAATGGCTGATAAAGTTTATAAAGGTTCGCCCAATCTAAAAGCGGCGAACGTGGAAATGAGTTTCACTCCCAAACAGGTTCAGGAGTGGTTGAAATGTGCTGACGATCCCGTCTACTTTACTAAAAATTATATCAAGATTGTGTCACTGGATGAGGGTCTGGTGCCATTTAAGATGTGGGACTTTCAAGAAGAGATGATTGAAAGGTTCCATAGTAATCGTTTTAACATTGCTAAACTACCACGTCAGACTGGTAAGAGTACCACTGTGGTTTCTTACCTGCTGCATTATTGTATCTTTAATGATAATGTCAACATCGGTATCCTAGCAAACAAACTAAGTACATCCAGAGAACTTCTCGGTAGGTTGCAACTTGCTTACGAGAACCTTCCTAAATGGATGCAGCAAGGTATTGTGTCATGGAATAAAGGATCTCTAGAACTTGAGAATGGTTCTAAGATCATGGCAGCATCTACTTCTAGTTCTGCTGTCCGAGGTATGTCATTCAACATCATCTTCCTGGACGAATTTGCTTTCGTTCCAACTCACATTGCCGAGCAATTTTTCTCCTCAGTATACCCTACGATCTCCTCTGGTAAGTCTACCAAGGTTATTATCATCTCCACCCCTAACGGGATGAATATGTTCTACAAGCTCTGGCATGATGCTGAGAGGGGTAAGAACGAATATATCACTACAGAAGTACACTGGAGTCAAGTTCCTGGCAGAGATGCTAACTGGAAAGAGCAAACGATTGCTAATACATCTCAACGCCAGTTCACTCAAGAATTTGAGTGTGAGTTCCTAGGATCTGTAGATACATTAATTGCAGCAAGCAAACTGCGAACAATGGTGTATGATGATCCTATTGCCGATAACGGAAAAGGATTAGTAGTTTATGAGAACCCGAAAAAAGAACACGATTATATTATTACTGTTGACGTTGCCCGTGGTGTGGGCAGTGATTATAGCGCATTTTTGGTTTTTGACATTACAAAGTTCCCTTACAGGTTGGTAGCACGTTATAAAAATAACGAAATCAAACCTATGATGTTCCCAACCGTTATCACTGATATGGCAAAGGGATATAATAGGGCATATGTTTTAACGGAAGTAAATGATATTGGAGATCAGATAGCATCGATGATGCATTTTGATTTGGAGTATGACAATATTTTAATGTGTGCCATGAGAGGGCGAGCAGGACAAATTGTAGGTACAGGATTTTCTGGAAAGAAAACACAACTGGGTGTCAAGATGTCTAAGACCGTGAAGAAGGTTGGATGTCTAAACTTAAAAACTTTTATTGAAGATGATAAACTAGTCATCCCAGATTACGATACTATCAGTGAACTTACTACGTTCATTCAAAAAAGTCAATCATTTGAAGCAGAAGAAGGATGTCATGATGACCTTGCAATGTGTCTGGTTATCTTCTGCTGGTTAGCAGTACAAGATTACTTTAAAGAGATGACGGATAATGATGTTCGCCAAAGAATTTATGACGAGCAGAAAAATCAAATCGAACAGGATATGTCACCCTTTGGATTTATTTCTGATGGTCTAGAAGATCAAGAAAGTTTTGTAGATAAAGATGGAGATCGTTGGTTCTTGGATGAGTATGGTGATGTGTCATCAGAATTTACTTACATGGGTTCTTATAACTAATGGACTTTGAGGAGGAGTTTCAATTAGAACATCTCCTATTCAAAGAAAGGAAATGCAGATCTTGTAGTAAAGTCAAAGATCTACTCACAGATTTTTATAGAACTAGGAAAGGAAGATCAACATTATCAGCATACTCTTATGAATGTAAAGACTGTACTGTTAAAAGAGTTATGGAGACTAGAAAAAAGAAAGATCGCTTTACCGAAATAGGTTATCCAGACTGGTAGTTCATGCATTGTTTCCCCAGTTGAAACATAGGATTTCATAAATAATCACAGAATAAAATCTGAACTTTAGAGGTAAAAGATGGCATCTCAATCATCGCCAGGTATTATTGTTCAGGAGCGCGATTTTACTAATTCACGTCTCCAAGAAACATCTACCAATGTCGGCGCTATTGCTGGTCCTTTCACGAAAGGCGAAGTAGGCGTTGCAAAATTAATCACAAACGAGAAAGAACTCGTTTCAACTTTCGGTAAGCCAACCGCAGATAACTACGAATTTTGGTTTACTGCTTCCGAGTTTCTTAACTATGGTGGCAATCTCCAAGTAGCAAGAATTTCTAGTGCTGCCGCTGGATTTTTAACTAACTCCAACACAACAGGTGCTCCTTCAGTAAGCATTAATAACTTATCTGATTACGAAGCTAACTTTGAAGGCAGTTCACAAGCCTACGATTTTGCTTCCAAAACTCCTGGAACATGGGGTAATTCACTGCAGGTTGTATCAATCGATGCTGGTGCAGATCAAATTCTGACACTTGCTAACGGTGTAGCATTCTCACAAGGAGACGCAGTTACTGACGGAACTGCTACTGGTGTTGCATATGAAGATAACGCTGGCGACACCACAAAGGTTGCTGTTGTTCTCGATGCTGGTTCTGCTAAGTTCGTTAAGAATGGAACAGTAAGCACAGAAAACGTTGAGTCTGCTACTAGCTGGTATGACGAGCAGTTTGCTGTCGCTGGTTTAATTAAGTGGAGTGCAATCGCACCTCGCCCTGGCACATCACCTTACGCCGCTGAAAGAAATGGTGCTAACGATGAAATGCATTTCGCAATCATCGATGCAACTGGTGGTGTTACTGGAACATCAAATACGATTCTTGAAAAAATTCTTTTCGTATCAAAAGCACCTGGTGCTAAGACTACTGAAGGAGAAGGTAACTTCTTCAAGAACGTTATCAAAGGTCGTTCAAAGTATATCTATGTAACTGCTTACGAAGATACTGCAGTATACACACCTACTTCTGGTGTAGATATTTCTGATTCTGCTACTGCAGGAAGCATCTTCAAACTCTACGGACCTAAGTCTTATACATTGTCTGGTGGTACTGACTATCAGAATTACAATGTAGGAAACGAAACTCAAACATATCTTGATGTCTTCTCCGACACTGAGACACTGTTGATTGATTATATCCTCACTGGTCCTTCAAGTCTTGCAAAAGCAAATTCATTAATCAATCTGGCTAATACCAGAAAAGATTGTATCACTCTTGTTTCACCACAGAAATCTGATGTTATCGGATCTGGTGCTTCTACTGCTGCTTCTCAGACTGAAAACGTTGTAGACTTCTTTGAATCAATCAGCGATAGTTCTTCATACGCTGTTTTCTCTAACAACTATAAGTACATCTACGACAGATTTAATGATGCATATCGTTGGATCCCATGTGATGCTGACGTTGCTGGTCTTTGCGTAAACGCTTCAAACGTTGCCGAAGCATGGTTCTCACCTGCTGGTTTCAACAGAGGTAACTTGAGAAATGCTATTAAGATTGCTTTCAATCCTAATCAAGCACAAAGAGATGAACTCTACGGAAAGCGTATCAATCCAATCGTTTCGTTCCCCGGTCAGGGTATCGTTCTTTATGGAGATAAAACTGCTCTTCGCAGTCCTTCTGCATTCGATCGTATCAACGTCCGTCGTTTGTTCCTCATTCTTGAGAGAACAATCAAAGAGTTCTCTAAGAGTGTACTCTTTGAGTTGAATGATGTAACCACTCGTAATAACTTTGCTACGCAAGTAAACAACTACATGCGTGACATTCAGGCAAGAAGAGGCATGACTGATTTCCTCGTAGTTGCCGATGAATCAAACAACACTGCTGATGTTGTCGATAGAAATGAATTTGTTGCCGACATCTATATCAAGCCTTCTAGATCAATTAACTTCATCACTCTTACATTCGTTGCCACCCGCACTGGTGTTAGTTTTGACGAAGTAGTTGGTAGAGTTTGATTAACAATAAATACAAATAAGGAGATAATCAAACAATGGCAAACTTAACCGCATTTAAAGGAAAAATTGGTTACGGTCTTCGTCCTAATCTATTCCGTGTAAGCGTAGTAGATCTTGAAGCAAACATCAGTTCTATTGATGGTGCTTCCGACGTTAAAGCCGGTGATGGCAAATTTTCATTCCTATGTCGTTCTGCTGGTATCCCTGCCAGCAGTGTTGGAACTGTAGAAGTTCCTTTCAGAGGTAGAGTTATCAAACTTCCTGGAGACAGAACGTTTGAATCATGGACTGTTACCGTAATGGCTGACGAAGACATGGCACTCAGAGGATACTTTGAGAAGTGGATGGATCGTCTGAATAAGCATGATGATGGCGCTGGATATACTTCAGAATTCGCTTCTACTTTACAAGTTGATCAACTTGGTAGAGGAGTTAATTCAGGAGATGATCCTTCCGATCCTCATAGCGTCGTAAGATCCTATAAATTCAACAACGCTTTCCCAAGCAATATCGCTCAGATTGACTTGTCATATGACAACAATAATACTGTTGCTGAGTACACTGTTGAATTCCAGTATGACTGGTGGGAAACTGATGACGTAGGGGCAAGTTCAATTGCGTGATAAATAACTACAGTAAAACGTAGTTTCATTTATACAATGGCGGAGTTATTCGGATTTTCTTTAGACAAAGATAATCAAAAGAAAAAAAAGCAGCAGGGGTTAGTATCTCCTGTTGCTCCCAATAACGATGATGGGACCGTAACAATCTCTGCTGGAGGTTATTACGGTCAATATGTCGATATTGAAGGTATCTCAAAAAATGAATTTGAGCAGATCAGAAAATATCGCGAGGTATCATTACATCCAGAAGTAGATTCTGCGATTGATGAAGTAGTCAACGAGGCAATCGTTGCTGATGGTGATGATTCACCAGTAGAAATTGAACTCTCTAACCTTGAAGTAAGCGACTCAATCAAGAAGAGAATTCGAGAAGAATTTAAAGAACTTAAAAGACTAATTAAGTTTGACAAAAAATGTTACCACATTTTCAGGCGTTGGTACATTGATGGCAGACTGTATTATCATAAGGTAATTGATATAAACAAACCCACTGAGGGTATCAAAGAACTCCGTTACATTGATCCGTTAAAGATCAAGAAAATGCGTGAGGTTAAGAAGTCAGCTACCCCTGCTACAGATAGCAATGGTAAAGTTGATTACGGAAATATTACTGAGTATTATTTGTATAACCCTAAGGGTGTATTCAATAGTAAAGCAACAGTTTCAATTGCAGGCAACGATCAGTTAGGGGTAAAAATTTCTCCTGATGCGATTACATTTGTGTCATCAGGTTTGCTTGACATGAATAATAACCTTCCATTGTCTTATCTCCATAAGGCATTGAAGGCAGTTAACCAACTGAGAATGATTGAAGATTCTCTGGTTATCTACAGAATGTCAAGAGCACCAGAACGTAGAATTTTCTACATTGACGTTGGTAATCTTCCTAAAGTTAAGGCGGAGCAATACCTCAGAGAGGTTATGTCTCGCTACAGAAATAAGTTAGTGTATGACGCTAACACTGGTGAAATTCGTGACGACAAAAAGTTCATGAGTATGCTGGAAGATTTCTGGTTGCCTCGCCGTGAAGGTGGTAGAGGAACAGAAATCACTACACTTCCTGGTGCTCAAAATCTCGGAGAACTGAAGGACGTTGAATACTTCCTGAAGAAACTCTACAAATCGCTTAACCTCCCACCATCTCGCGTGGGCGAGGAGAAGGGATTTAGTCTCGGACGTTCCAATGAGATCTTGCGTGATGAACTTAAGTTCGTAAAATTTGTCGGCAGGTTGCGTAAAGAATTCGCACATCTCTTCAATGATATGTTGAAGACACAACTCATTCTGAAAGGTGTTATCACCACAGATGACTGGGAGATGATGGAACAGCATATTCAATATGACTTCCTGTTCGATAACCATTTCACTGAACTAAAAGAAATTGAAATGATTGGCGAGAGGTTAAATCTCGTAGAGAGAATGCAACCTTTCCTTGGAGTATATTATTCTAACGATCATATCAAACGTCAGATTCTACAGCAAACGGAAGCTGAAATGGAAGAGATTAAGATCCAAATTGACATCGAGAAAAAGTCAGGTGAACTGATGGATACTCCAGTCATGCCAGTGGAAGATCCTAATGCTGTAGCACCTCCGGCAGGCGGACCTGTTGATACAACATCGAAGCCTCCCATGAAGGCACAAACTTCTAAAGAAGTTGAAAACTAAATAATATTATAATTTAATTTACTATTATGAGTGTAACTAAAGAATTGATTAACCAAATTGTTAACGGAGAAAACTCCGTTGCATCTGATGAAGTGATTGATGTGCTTTATGCCAAGGCATCTGAAGCATTAGATACATATAAAAAAGAGTATGCCACTCATCTGATGAACCCAACTGAAGAAGAACCTGAAGTTGAGTCTGAAGTTCCTGAAGTAGAAGCATCTGCTGAAGAACCTACCACAGAACCCGAACCCACAGAAGAACCATGAAACTTATCGTAGAGCACATTGAGGATATTGAACTCCTCACTGAAGAGAAAGATGGAAAAGAGTATACATACATTCAGGGAGTATTTCTCCAGGGCGATCTAAAAAATCGCAATGGTCGTGTATATCCCATGCCTGTTCTTCAGCGCGAAGTGACTAATTACAATGAAAATTTTGTACAGAAGTCCCGTGCTCTCGGTGAACTAGGTCACCCTGATGGTCCTACCATCAACCTTGATCGCGTTTCACATAAGATTGTGGAACTTTACCAGGATGGTTCAAACTATATTGGTAAGGCGAAACTGCTTGAAACCCCTATGGGTCAGATCGCAAAAAACCTTCTTCGTGAAGGTGTACAACTCGGAGTTTCTTCTAGAGGTGTAGGTAGTTTGGAATCTAAAGGTGGTTCTAACTATGTCCGTGATGATTTCATGCTTACTACTGCTGCCGATATTGTAGCAGATCCTTCTGCTCCCGACGCTTTTGTTGACGGAATCATGGAAGGAAAAGAGTGGGTTTGGAATAATGGAGCATTTAAAGAAGCAGATCTCCAAAGAGTTAAGGAAGAGTTAGACAGTGTATCTCGCAATCAACTTGAGGGTAAAATCCTTGAAGGGTTTGAGAGACTGCTTTCTAACTTGTAATTTTAATAAATAAGTAATAGAAAATCAAAAGTATCCATAAGGGGTTATTTTAAATGGCTAATTCGTTAAACGAGAAATTTGAGGACTTTGCATCAAAGAATTTTGATGCTGATACCGTTACAGAAATGAAGAATGCTGTAAATGCTGGTGCAGCTCCAGCAGAAGGTACAAATCTTCCTAGTGCATCAGGTGCTGAAGTTGCAGTTGCTAACGTAGAACCAATGGCTGCCGGTTCTTCAGAAGGTCACTCAGGCAAGTTTGAAAACTCTGGCGCTAAAGCTGCTGCCGCTGTTAAGAAGTCTAAGACTGCAGTTAACTCGGGTGAAGGCAAGCAAGATCCTATGCCTAAATTAGAAGGCGGTAAGGATATGTCTGGCAAGAGTGTCAGTCGTGGTGGCGGGGACGCAATGCCTTCTCTTAAGAAAGAAGGTGCTGTCGATGAAACTAAAGAAGTTCTAGAAACAGTTGATGTTTCTGCTGACATTGACGCTCTTGTCAATGGCGAGGAACTTTCAGAAGGTTTCAAAGAAAAAGCAACAACAATCTTCACTGCTGCTGTTACTTCTAAAATCACAGAAGAAACAACACGTTTGGAAGAAAAGTATGCCGCTCAGTTAAATGAGCAAATTGACGTGATCAAGGAAGAGATGACCTCTAAGGTTGACTCATTCTTGAATTATATTGTAGAACAATGGATTAGCGATAACAAGCTCGCAATTGATGAAGGTATTCGTACCGAGATTGCTGAGTCATTTATGTCTGCTCTGAAGGGTGTGTTCACCGAACACTACATGGAAATCCCTGAAGAGAAGTACAACATGGTTGAGGGGATGACTAACAAACTAGATGAGATGGAGACAAAACTCAACGAACAAATTGAAAAAAATGTGGAATTAAACTCTGCTCTGGGAGAATTCGTAAAAGAATCTATCGTTGTAGAAGTATCCCAAGGTTTAGCAGATACTCAGAAAGAAAAACTCTCCTCACTCGCTGAGGGTGTAGAGTTCACCGCTGAGGAAACATATCGTGAAAAGATTGAGACTATTAAGGAAAACTATTTCCCCAAGGCTCAAGTCAACGAAAGCGTAGAAGCATCTGAGCCCGTTGTTGAGAAGGAAGTTCCTGCTCACATGGCTTCTTATGTAAGCGCAATCGCTCGTTATAGCAAGTGATTTAATTATATTATAAATAAATTATAGTTCACAACTAACAAAACTTTTAGGAGCACCTAATGTTCAATACCGAACAACTCCAAGAGAAGTGGGCACCTGTTCTGTCTCATGGCGATCTCCCCGAGATCAAAGATAGTTACAAGAAAGCCGTTACTTCACAATTACTGGAGAACCAAGAAAAATTCCTCCGTGAGGAGAGAATGCTGACCGAATCGCCTACAAACGCCGGTCCTATCAATACTGCTACAACTGGTAGTGGCAACATCCAAGGCTTTGATCCCGTACTGATCTCACTGATCCGTCGTTCAATGCCTAACCTGATCGCCTATGATATCTGTGGCGTTCAACCCATGAACGGTCCTACTGGACTGATCTTCGCAATGCGCTCACGTTACGAGTCACAGACTGGTACTGAGACATTCTTCAACGAAGTCAACCAAGCATGGTCTGGCACCGCTTATGATAGCGGCAACTCTGCTGGTGGTACTGCACAAACCGGAACTAACCCTGCCGTTCTTAACGACAGTGGTACTTACACTTCTGGTGCTGGCATGGCAACGACCGCCGCTGAAGCACTTGGCGAAGCAGCATCTGCTGTATTCCCCGAGATGGCATTCTCGATCGAGAAGATCGCCGTTACTGCTAAGTCACGCGCCCTGAAAGCTGAGTACAGCTTGGAACTGGCACAAGACCTTAAGGCAATCCACGGTCTTGACGCTGAGACTGAACTTGCTAACATCCTTTCTGCTGAGATCCTTACGGAAATCAACAGAGAAGTCGTTCGCACAGTCTTCCGTTCCGCTAAGCCTGGTGCTCAACAGAACACCGCAACACAAGGAACCTTCGACCTCGACGTTGACTCCAATGGACGTTGGAGCGTTGAGAAGTTCAAGGGTCTTCTCTTCCAAATTGAGCGTGAAATGAACGCCATCGCGAAAGAGACTCGTAGAGGGAAGGGCAACATGCTCATCTGTTCTTCAGATGTTGCTTCTGCTCTGTCAATGGCTGGAGTCCTCGACTACAACCCTGCCCTTAACACTGGTCTTAATGTTGATGACACCGGTAGCACCTTCGTTGGTACGCTGAACGGACGCATCCGCGTTTACATCGATCCTTATTCGGCACTTCCTTCTGAGGGCGCTAACGCTGCTCAGTTCTTCATCGCTGGATACAAAGGTACATCAGCATATGATGCTGGTCTGTTCTATTGCCCTTACGTTCCTCTTCAGATGGTTCGTGCAATTGGTCCTGACACCTTCCAGCCCAAAATCGGATTTAAGACACGCTACGGCATGGTTCTTAATCCCTTCGCTAAGGGTGACACTGCCCTTTCCGATTCCGATCCAGTCGCCGCTGGCAACGTCAACACCAACGTCTACTACAGACGTGTACGTGTTACCAACCTTATGTGATATAACCTCACACAGGTTCACACAGACCCCTTACAGGGGTCTTTTTTTATGGGTATATATTCGTAGGCATAAATTTTTATTTCCTAATTGTGCTGAAACGAACATTTTTATATACATACTAGTAGAATTGTTAGGTAACCAATGAACCCTTCTCTTTGATTATGTTTTTTGAAAATTACATGGAGGCACAATGCACAATCTATTATCTAGAGGTCAACTATCTGAATGGAAACATTTTGAAAAATCAGTAGATCGAGCGGAGGTAGAATATCAAAAACTCAATGACTATTATGAGTGTTTAATCGAATGCGATTCACTAAATCAAAGTAAATGCAAACGAGTATGTAGAACAATTTTAAACTAAAGAAATATAGAAGACCCCGCAAGGGGTCTTTTTTTATCTAAATATTTAAAAGGTATAATAGAAAAATGACCCAGGCAAATTGGTTGGTTGATAAAATTGATAATGCAAATTATCTGGCACCTCAAGGATTTAAACTATCGGTTTTAAAATTTCCTAAGGTATCATTTTTGTGTCAATCAGTTGATATCCCTGGTATCAGAATTACTGACATCACAGTACCTAATCCTTTCAGAGATTATTCGATTGCTGGAACTGAAACAGAATTTGAAGATCTGACAGTTAAGTTTTTGATTGATGAAGATATGTCAAACTATGCCACTATTCACAAGTGGTTGAAGAAGACTGGTTTGGCAGAACAGTATGACACAGATAAAGATCCGATCGAAGGTCAGATTGTATTAGAAATTTTAAATAGTAATTGGCAATCCAATCTTGTAATTGAATATGATGATGCATGGCCTGTATCATTATCACCTGTAGTATTCGATTCTACTGAGACCGGAGTGCAATATGTTACCGCAACAGTCACCTTTAAATATCTCATATATAGAATTAAGTATGATGGCACAGTGATTAGTTAATGACTTTTGATGAAATCCAAGCGATGTGGGAACAGGATGCAAAAATTGATCCTGTTGAATTAGATACTGCTTCACTCAGTATTCCACAACTACATTCAAAATATTTTAAAATTTTTTCAGAGTACAGATTCAAAAAGAAACAAGCAGCAGGAAACTTAAAGCAACTCACCCGCCGCAAGTTTGAATATTATTCAGGTAAAGGAGACCCAGAAGATTATAGGGAAAATCCTTTTGACCTAAAACTTCTTAAATCAGATTTGACAATGTATATCGAATCTGATCCTCACATCAAAGATTTACAATTAAAGATAGATATGTACGATATTATTATCGAATATCTTGAGAGTGTTATCAGAATGATAAACACTAGATCATATCAAATTAAAAACGCCATTGAATGGAAATCATTTATTGAAGGTATTAGGTAATGGCAGACATTGTTATCAGCAAAAGAAATGAAGTCTATCTTCAGATTGATTGCGAACCATATATTAAACAGGAACTGAGTGAGTATTTTACTTTTGAAGTTCCTGACGCAAAGTTCATGCCACAGTTTAAGAACAGAATGTGGGATGGAAAAATTCGTTTGTTTAGTCCTGGTAACGGTCAACTTTATATCGGACTTCTTACATACTTGTTTGAATGGGCGGATGAACGAGAGTATACTTGTTCTCTAAAAGACAATGAATATTATGGTAAACCTGCTGACCGCGATCCTGATATTCTGCCAGAGACAGTAAGGGAATATCTAAATTATCTCACTGAAGGAACTGCAATTAAACCCAGGGACTATCAGTATAATGCTGTATTCAAAGCACTGAGAAATTATAGAAAGATCATCCTATCACCTACAGGGTCTGGCAAATCTTTTATGATCTATGCACTAGTGAGATTTTTCACTGCTGCTAATCTTAAAACTTTAATTATCGTTCCTAGCATATCACTAGTCACACAGTTATTCAAAGACTTTGAAGACTATGGATGGAACCCTGAAGAGTATTGCCATAAGATCTATCAAGGTGAAGCGAAAGTATCTGATGCTCCTGTAGTCATTACTACATGGCAGTCCATCTATAAACTTCCTAAGAAATACTTTGATTCATATACTGCTGTGATCGGAGACGAATGCCATACATTCAAAGCAAAGTCCCTCACCAGTATCATGACTAAACTTCATGAGGCTAAGTATCGCATCGGTTTTACAGGAACCTTAGATGGAACTAAAACGCATCGTCTAGTATTGGAAGGATTGTTCGGTGTCTCAGATAGAGTTACCAGTACAACTGAGTTAATGCAACGCGATCAGTTGACGCAACTTAAAATTAAAATTCTTACACTCAAACATGAATCGTATAAGTTTGCGAACTATCAAGATGAGATGGAATACATTGTAACACATGATAAGAGAAATGTATTCATTAAAAATTTAGTATCTGATCTACAAGGAAATACCTTAGTGTTATTTAATTATGTCGAGAAACATGGTGAACCACTTTTTGATCTGATAAATAATAGCATAGGAGATACCAAGAAAGTTTTCTTTGTTCATGGTGGTGTGGAAGCATCTGAACGTGAAAACATCAGACAGTTGGCAGAGGTAAATGATAACTGCGTTATCATTGCTTCCTACGGAACCTTCTCTACTGGTATCAACATTAAAAATCTACATAACATTATTTTTGCTTCTCCCAGCAAATCTAGGATTAGAAATCTACAATCAATTGGTAGGGTTCTGCGTAAAGGAGATAACAAATCACAAGCAGTACTTTATGACATTGCAGATGATTTTTCTAGAGGAAGTTATATCAACTATACTCTCAATCATTTAAAGGAAAGAATTAAAGTTTACAATGAGGAGCAATTTAATTATGAAATCATCCCTGTAAACATAAAAAAATGAATGATAAATTCTTCGCCACAATCAAATTAATGACTGGAGAAGAAATTGTCGCTTTTGTTGAAGTTCATGATGAAGGTTTAATAGTCAGTAATCCTTTACTGCTAGAAGACATGAGTGCTTTAGAAGATCTATTTGAAGATGTAAAAACATCTGGATTAAAATTATCTAAATGGATCAAATCAACAACAGACAATTTCTTTTTCATAACTGATGCTAAAATTATAACTATCAACGAACTTATTGAACCTGGACTTTCTCATTACAAAAAAGCAGTTAGTGAAATCAACGGGCACGAAAAAGAGTTCCATCAAAAAATTAAAAAAAGATCATCACAAAAAAAATATCAAGGGTATCGCGCATCAGTTGATGATGCTAGAATATTGTTTGAAGATCTATTCAATAAGTATTAAAGCTACTCTGACTCTTGAACCCTTACAGAGTTATTCTACAGATAAAACCTAATGTTGTCAAGCCTATCTAAATTATGAACAAACATGACCTATTTTCAGTACCAGTTTTCGACTTTGAAGTTGACTTGAAAAAGATTCATATTCCTGAAATGCCATATAAACGAACATGGGAGAGTAAGGTTTATACTACTTTTGATTCCAGCGATCAAATGAATCCTCCTGTAGATACTCTTCAGTATCTTTCTAATAAAGTACTGGAATGTTTTGATGAAATACCAGGCAAAGTTGATTATGTAAAATTTGTTAGAATATGGAGAAACAAATATGAGAAGACTGATTTCCAGGGATACCATACACATCCAGGTTCTAATTGGAGTTTCATAATTTATGAAGATGTCAGTAGATCAAAAACACAATTTATAAATCCCAATCAATCAGACATATGGAATCAAAATCATCCGACACAAATGTTCCAAACTGATTACGAACCAAAGTTGAGAAGTGGAAATATGATTCTATTTCCTTCTTGGTTGCCTCATCAAGTATTGCCAGGAAATAGTGGAACGACTATTTCAGGTAACCTTATATGTTTTACTACAGGAGTTAATTGCTAATTCATAAATGTATGTTATAATATAAGTACAAATAGTATAGGACACATGTGTCAAAATGAGAATCAAAAAAAAGCCAGAACATTATGTAGATAATAAAGAATTCTTGGCAGCACTCTCAGATTACAAGATCAAAGTTGAAAGAGCCTTGACAGAAGAGACCGAACGCCCTAGGATACCGAATTACATCGGTGAGTGCTTCTTGAAGATCGCACAGCATCTGTCCTACCGTCCTAACTTCATCAACTATCCTTTCCGTGAGGACATGATCTCAGATGGTATTGAGAACTGTGTTCAGTACATCGATAACTTTGATCCCAACCGTGGCAATCCTTTTGCATACTTTACTCAGATTATTTACTATGCATTCTTGAGAAGAATTCAAAAAGAAAAGAAGCAACTAGAAATTAAAAGCAAAATTCTTGAGCGTTCTGGATACGATGAAGTTCTCCACGCTGATAAGAATGAACTGAATTACTCCTCTTCAGAATACAATAGTATCAAACAGAACATCGAGCAGAAAACTAGAAAATGAAAGTTGCCCTGATTACTGATACTCACTATGGATTTAAGAAAGGTAATCAAGACTACCATGATTACTTTCT